GCAAGTAGCGGTTGTAACTGCGTTTTGGCCTTCGCCGGTTGTCGTTGTTGGTAAGCCGGAGTGCATACACCAGTTAATGCCAAGCCATTTTTTGCAATTCTTGCCTTTCATAAATGGCTTATCTTCAACATAGTCTGATTTTGCAAATTGGTCGATTTGCAGCAACTCATTCCACGCTTTAGGCGTAACAACTGCATAGCGTTCGCCGTCGTCCGGAACTTCCAATTCGTTGAATTTGGCAAAAGCTTCCAAAACTTTACTCAAATTCAAAGCAGCGGTAGCGTTTACCGTTGTGGTTGCGGTTGCTAAAGCTGCGATGATTAAATCATCAGTCTTGCGGCCTAAGGCATAACCTTCGGTTTTTGCAACTGCCCCGCGCTCATCAATATTGGTTTTGAGTTCGTCAAGTTTATCTACCCATTCTCCTGCATAGAAGTCACTTAATGTTACTTCTATGTTTGTGTGTACCAAATTCATCGGTGTTACTGTACCGTGTCTATTTTTTGTGGAAGCAGAACCTTTACCGATAATTTGGAATGTGGTTGATTTTCCTTTAACGTTATTTTTTGTGCGAACCATATTACGCAGCAAGGAACCTTCTTGCTGATACTTCAAATGGACTTCGCTTTCAAATTGCTTAATAAACGCAACTGAAATATCTGTAGGGTTTGACATAAAAAAAATCCTCTCAAGTTTATGAGAGCTACCTTCGGAAAATTTGGGGATATAATCGTTGAGTATCTCTCAATTGGTTAAAAACAAATTGAGCCATTACTCAACGGGTCTGGCTAATGATATGCCGTTGGGAAAAGGATTTTTTCTTAAATAGCGGTCGTTCAACGGTACTAAATTTTTAAGGAGATATAAAAATCCTTTTCACAGTCAGCATAATCTATTTAACATTTTCGTGTCAACAAAAAAGTTTCAAAAATTATCAAAAAAATTTAGTCCGGATACAAAACTTTATAACCGTCTTCAACTTTTTTCTGTAAATCTTTGTTTGTTAAGTATTCCGGAGAAGCTTGTAATTTCCGGAGTTCTTCAAGACTTAATGCTCCGGCTCTGCTTTGTCCGGTATCATCAGGCATAGGTTCGCCGCGCAGTGATAGCAGATAGTCAAGCGTTGCTACGCCGGCCGCCGATGTCTGCATAAATGCAAGTTCGTTTAAAATGTCTTGGTCTGTGATACCGCTATTCTTGATAAAGTTATCAATACGCGTTTTCATTTTATCGGCGCGATTTCCGTATTTAGCTTGGAATTTTTCGGCTTCTTCAGCTAAATATTCTTCTTCGCTCATCTGTTCGCCTTCGCTTGCTTTGCTCACATCAACCAAAGTTTTGTAATAAATTTGCGCTAATTTATCAAAATCTTCCTGGCTGACGCGGTTTTTCTTGGCAAAAACGCAAAATTCTTTATAAAGCGGGTCGTCTTTGTCTTCCTGAAGCACGTCTTTAAATTCTTCCGGAATATTTATTTTATACACACCGTCTTTCGGGCTTAAATCTTCGCCGATTTGTTTTCTTAAATCTATTTGCGATTTTAAGATACTGTAAACGTCCGGCGCGTTTTTTTCTTTATCCCAAAAGTTTTCGCTGACTTCCAGTCGTTCGCCGTTTTTTTCAACAAAGCGTTCAACCGGCTGTTCTTGTCCGCCAGTGCTGTCAATATTTTCTTCACTCATTTCTTGTCTCCGTTGTTAAAGGTTTTGTTTAAAATATATTTAAGAAGCTTAACTTCGCCCGCCCACATACGCAAAGCTGTATCGTCCGTTTCGTCCGTTATTACTCTCCCGTAAACGCGCGCCGCCAAGTCTTCCAAGACTTTTTCTCCTGCTTCGGTTTCAAAAGTTTTTTTATAAACTGATGTTTCCAGGCGTTGGCATTTGTTGCCGTACGCCGGCTTGAGCCAAAGCAGCAGCTTCTTGATTATCCTGTTGTCTGTGTTCTGCAATTTCTTCATCTTTCAATATTCTGTCCGGGTTGAAATGGTTGATTAAATAAAAATCTTTAATAAAGTTATCTTTATCTATCACGTCATACGCCGGTTTTCCGAAAATGTTTGCCATTGCTGCAATAAGCTGTAAGCTGTTACGGCTTTCAAGCTCTTTTTGCAAATTGATTAAAGGCGACGTAAAGCTTGTTGCGACTTTTTTCTTGTCGTTTGTTTCAACCGGTTTGCAATACAATGCCGACCTCAACATTTTAGCGTCTTCCAAAATATCAAAAATCCGCCGCATAAGTCGTTTAGAACCTTGGGCTAGCTGCAACATATTCGGCACTTCCGTTTTTTTCATCTCCGCGTCGCGCATTTGGTATTCTGAAGCGGTGCGAACTCCGGCGGTAAAATCAGGCAAAGCAGAACCTTGTACGTTCTTTTTAATATTTTCTTTCAAGTCTTGTAAAACAAATTGCGTCAGACTCATATTAAGCTGTGTTTGCAGCGGAATTAGACCTTTGCTCCCTGGAGCAATCGGAATAATTGTTCCCGGCTTAAAATCAATATTATCCGGATTAAGCACGCCGTCGTCTTCGGCAAGCCACATACCGGATACATTTATTGCCGCGTGTCGCAGCAAATATTCTTCAACCTTATTTGTTGTCTTCACGTCTGGCATACTATCAAGAACTTGTCCCCAACCGGTATGTTTTTTACCGCGTCTTTTTTGGTTAAAGATAACCCACGGGCTTGATTTTTCTTCGCTTTCATAAATTCTTTTTTCGCCAACAAAAACACTGTATGTATATTTTTGCTCGCGTTCATTGTATGTATATCCGTCAATTACTTCAATTTTATTTTTACTGTCTGCTGTTAAATCTTCAATTTTGGCTTTCGGCCAATAATATTTTATCTCATTCATTGTTAGCTTGCGCAGCATAAAATTGTTATTAGGTTCGCCGTTCATATCGTTTAATGTATAAAAGCTGTCCCAGTCCGGTACCGAGAAGCGCAGCGGATTTTCCGGCGTGCCGGAAAATACCAAAATAGCGCCGTCAGAAAAAAGTGCGTCCGTCAAAGTATCTTCAATTTCCGTATGGAAATTTGAAAGTTCTATTGCTTTTTGCGCGTTATCTTTTCTTGCTTTAAGCTGCTGTCTTATAACCAATTCTTCGGCTTTACTGTAATTTCCTACCGGTTCTTCGCCAATCCAATCGCGAAATGCTGGAAATAACGCTTCATGATTTGCCGCAACTCTTGACTGCACGGCGTAAATCGCCGTGCTGTCAAAAATTTCTGTGGTAACTTTTTCGTCTTTATTGTATCTTCTCGGGCAACAAAAACGATAAGCGTCTTCAAGCGTTGTCATAAAGCCGTTTTCTTCTTTATTGCTTTTAGCCAATTTATATTTGGCATATACGCTTTCCGCACTATCCATTTATATCTCCTTTCCTTTCAAAAAAGTAATTGCCTTTTCTTCCTTAAAGCATTTTCTTTCATAAAATTCCGATTTTTTGCCTTTATTAAAGCTGTCAACCGGCCGATGATACCCCATAACACGCGTCCATATTTCGCATTTTTGGCGTTCATCATCTTTTAAGGTTACCTTGTCCGTTGTCATTGTTACCTCATTTAATGCCTAAAATACTTTTCCAGGATTGAGGTAATCTGATTTTAAGTGTTTTCTTAAAATCAACTACCCCGTTTTTATCTATAACGATTTTTTGATTAGCTGCGCGGCGATTGTCCAAATTAACTCCTTGCTGCCTGTTGTTTTCGTTATAATCGTATATTTTATCTGCTTCTGAACGCTTCATTGTTGTTCCAAAAGCTTTAACCTTTTGACTAAATAAACCTCTAGTTCCGTACCTTTCATCGTGAACTTCTATGTCTTTATTTATGATTGGTTTTTTTATTTTTAAAAAACTCATTTCTTTCTCCCTGTCCAAGATAAAACCGATTTACCGTTATTACCACGGTTATTTTTTCGAGCTGCCTGCTCGCGCCGATATTTATCGGCTTCTTCCAATTCGCGCAATTTTTGTTCGTTTAATGCCGTGTAGTCCGGTGTTGGTGTT